GATGAAATACAAAGGCTTGAAGATAAACTAGGGCCAGAGTTCCCTCACGTGGGCTTTGGGCCACGTCAGGGTAACAACACTTTGAAAGAAGCAGGATGGAAATCACCCGGTAGAATGCAATATTCGCTCGGCTATTATTTACCGGTAGTGTTGAAAGAGTGTGAATTAGGGCGAATTGAGACGAGAGAAGATATGGATGTCACATTGCAGTTACTTCGTAAAGGTTATCCTGATGCCGTGTGGCACAATACTGTGAATGACCAACGTGAGTTTGATGCTTCTGGTGGTGCCAGTGATGAACGCACTATTGAACGTTCTAACGCTGATGCAAAGAAGCTAGCAGAATTACATCCCGGCTATGTGTCTACGACTGAAAAGAAGTACACAGCTTCAGTTCCTCGAGTTGAAGTGATCTGCCAATGGCAAAAGGCACTCGAAGATGGAGTGAAGTCCCGTGTATCAGTGTGATCTCTTATCAGCATTACGTATACTATCGTATATTTCAAAAGAATACCCGCCAGTTGATGTACCGGAATGTCTTTATGGTCATGAAGTAGATATGGCCGGTTTTACTCATTCTAAATTGACACTGGCCGTGCATAAAGAAACTGATACTGCAGACTTTGCATATGAGCAAGCTGTGTTTATGATGCATCTGGGCGAAAATGTATGCCCACGGATATTCGCATTAAACAATACAAGCTATGTAATGGAATATCTCACTCCACAATGGCATAATCAACGCACACTTTGTATAATGGAAAAAGTGTTGACAGACCATGTATGGAATAGGTCGCTAGTAGATGCACCATTCACAAAACAAATAGGTGATGAATCATGGCGACAAGAACTCCTATCAACAATTGGAGTTACTGTGCCAGACTGGGCATTGCACGATGACATCTGTCTTATCCATGGTGATGCAACGCTTGATAATACACTGACTAATAGAAAAGGATATATCCGCATTGCGGACCCAATTCCACCACACCGGTTAATGCGACCTAGCATTCGTGCGATAGACCATGCCAAGATGCTACAGTCTATGTTGGGTTGGGAAGTAATATTGCGTGGAGTAGACTATAAGCCATACTTGTGGCCAAAGTTTGCACAAGACTACGAAGTTTTGAAACGAGCAGTGTTCTGGTGTATGGTGGGTCTAAAGCGTATCGCTCTGCGCGATACGACTAATACTAGCGCGGGGAAGTGGGCCATACGGATAGCCGGGGAGTTGGAATCATGCGTGCAATCATTTTAGCTGCTGGTGAAAGCCGCCGCTTTAAGGAAGAAGGATACACCACACCAAAGCCGTTCCTCAATATTGAATGGCGCGGGTATACTTGTCCTATGTGGGAGCATGTGTTCTGGACACTTCCACCTAAGTTTTGGGGAGGACAAACATTGTACGGTGTTCCGCCTAAATGGATAGGAGAAATGAATAATGCGATAGTGATGGTACATACGAAAGGTCCAGCACACACGGCTCTTCAAGTGATGAACAAAATTTCTTTAGACGATACTCTGATATTAGATGCTGACATATTAAATTTCACTAATGATTTATTGGCGATTACAACGATACATTGTCCAGCAGTTCTTGTCAGTAAAAGTTCTAACCCAGCATTTTCATATGTTGATGCTTTAGGTTTCTTTAATTTAATTAAAGAAAAGGAACGTATATCACAATACGCAGTAAGAGGAGCATATTGGATTCCTAGTAAATTTATAGGAGAATTTATGACTATTGCAGAAACACTGGTTGAAACAATGAAAGAACCATATATCAGCCATGTATTCAATCAGCTAACAGGTGAAAAAATCGCAAAGGAGACTACATATCAACCGATAGACTGGGGAACACCACTAGACGTAAGGCTGAGCGGTGCGCACATCGTGGGAGGAAAAGATGTTTGTGATAACAGCGACTAACGTCAGAGATGCCTTACCAAAAGCAGTTCAATATCTTCTTGCTCAAGGACGAACAGAATACACCCGGCTAGGAAAAGCTTTCGTAGCTCCTGGTCCAGTAACTATCCACTATCTGTATCCTAAACAACATGTCCTATTAAATCCGGTCAGAGATGCCAACCCATTTTTCCATTTAATGGAAGCTATATGGATGCTAGCCGGTAGGGATGATGGTAAGTTTTTGGATCCATACATCAAAGATTTCAGTAAGACATATGGTAATGAAGATGGCACTATTATGGATGCCTACGGATATAGATGGCGATATGGTTTAGAAGATATAGACCAGTTAGATGAAATTGTTACGCAGATGCGTAAGGACGCATCTACGAGACAAGCCGTGTTGCAAATGTGGGGAGCCGGTAGGTGTGACCTTGTCGTCAATTCGGCTAAGCCCTGCAACCTCGTTGCAGTCTTCCGTATACTTAACGGAAGGCTCAACATGACAGTGTTCAACCGGTCCAACGATCTTATCTGGGGCTGCTGTGGAGCTAACGCAGTTCATTTTCCAATACTACAAGAGTACCTTGCCGGTAAGATCGGGGTAGGTCTTGGTGAGTATTGGCAAGTCACCACTAACCTGCACTTGTATGAACACCATATCAATATGCTTGGATCTAGAATATCTAATGAAGATCTCTTATCAGAACAATTATCTGATAATACACCATATGGAAAAACACAACCGTTAATAGATGATGAAGCTAATATAGATGACGATATTAAGGAGACTATAGATTGTATCGAAATCATACAGTCTGGTTCAGACGGATATAATGGTACCATAGTCAATTCATTTTTGCGTGACACCGTTGTCCCTATGGCCTTGGCACATCAAAGGTTTAAAGATAAATATCTCCAGGGTGCATACGATGCTCTTGGTATGGTAAAGGCGGATGACTGGCAAGAAGCTGGTATTGCATGGATAGTGAGGAGATCGAAATGACTAGTGCAGATCCTGTCTATCTTGATACTCGGCTCGCTGGACAACTTAAACGATATCATGTCTGGCCTCATATCCAACCACAAACGGTTGCATCACATAGTTGGAATCTATTACGAATATATTTCTCTATTACTCATCAACCAGATGAGCATGTGGTTTACCACATGATCTTTCACGATATTGGTGAAATTAGCACTGGGGATCTTCCTTATCCTGTTAAGAAAGATAACCCAATGTTAAAAGAACAAGTGGATCTAATAGAACAAAAATCATATTACCGACAACTCCAATATTGGAATGCTTATCAACCGGTTGTGTTGACAGAAGAGGATAAGATTCTTGTTAAACAAATCGAGCTTATTGAGATGGCTGAATGGGGTATGGATGAAATGAACCTTGGCAACAGCCATGGCTTCATCGTAGCTGACCGGTGTCTAAGAGCTCTGTACGATCAAGAGCCGAGCCCACCGGTCGTACGCTATGTGATTATACGTATACGATTGTTTTTTGCGCAGCAACGCTTTACACTAATGCCACCATTATCCGATTGGTGGCATACGAACGGTTGGGAAGAAAAACATGGATCCGAATAAAGAACAATTTGGTGGGACACATTATCAAACTCAGTATCAGCACTGGGACCTTGTTGCCCGGGTTGGCATGGATTATTTTGCAGGGAACGCAACCAAGTACGTGTCACGATATCGCAAGAAAAATGGAATACAAGATCTACAAAAGGCGCGACACTACCTCGACAAACTGATAACGGTTATTCAGTTTGATAAGATATCGAAACGGTTACTGGAACCATCTGCAATAAGACAAGAGGTTTTACGATTTGCTGATGCTAACCAGTTAAATGAGTATGACCAAATGTTCATTTATAAGATGTGCACATTCATAAATCTTGAAGACTTATTAAATGCCCGCAAATGGCTGACACGTATATTGGGTGAGGCACGCGATAAAGAGCTAGTATCTAAACTATACGCAGAGCTTAATGTCCCCGGCACGCCAGAAGATGGTGGAGAACATTCAAAGTTTGCATCATAACTAATTTATGGTAAAATGCTTTACAGCTAAACAAAGGAGCATACTGTGTCTGATGAACGTTGGCTTATTGCCGTACACCCGACTGGCGAAATCAAAAAGAAAGCAATAAAGAAAACACCAACACTCGAAGCTCTGCAAGAAATCGTGGGTGGGTCTATTGAAGTAGTACCGTATTTTAACACCTATGAAATGAGCCCGTGTATTGCATTCTGTAATGAAGAAGGCAAGCTGAAGCATATGCCGGTAAACCAACCTGCTCAAGTTCTTTGGGCAATGTGTGGCGGCAAGGCAGCATTCGCAGCATATGCGGATGTGCTGGTCGGTAACATCGCGATCGTTGTTGGATCCAAACAGTTTCTTCAAACGCTGTAGGGTGGGCGCTGGCGGGCGCTAGCCGGGGGTGCTACAGGGGTAGCGCCACCCCCAGCCGAACGTACAGGCGGGCCATTTGGCAGGCGTGGCGGGCCATCAAAAACCAGGGGGCAACACTGCCATGGGCAGTCTAACAAAGGTTCCATTCCGTCTTATCGAAACACCGTGCTGCCACTCTCTACTCTGCTATGTCAACCCCCGGTTACCGAACTATTGCTCCGAATGTGGTGAGCGGATTTATGCGAGGCTCAAAACTGGTGAGGGTATATTAGAGAGTAAAACTGGATGGCTCAGGTTGGAGGATGATGATGAGGAACTTGAAAGAGCTTGATCATATAAGAAGCCTTGTTAATGAGCTTCGAATATATGGTGCCGTTGGTGACTCTGATTACGGAGTATTTCTATTTCGAAATTTAGTTATCATTGCAACATCAGGTTATGGGTGGGACCATGTAA